GAAGGGTGCTGAGTCTTTTGCATGGACTAGTCATAAAGTTGAGCAATTAATGCTGGCTATTGATGAAGGTTATAAACCAAAGTCTACACCTTTCTATGAAGGTAATCCTAATTTAAGAAAAGGTAATATTGTATTTAATTATACTGATGAAGAGATAAGAGAAATTAAAAGGTGTGCAAAAGATATTGTTTATTTTGCTAATACTTATTGTACTGTAATGACAGATGAAGGTTTACAGACAATTGAATTAAGACCTTATCAAGAAAACATGTTAAGGCAATTTCAAGCTGAAAGATTTAATATATGTTTAGCAAGTAGGCAGGTTGGTAAAACAATATGTTCATCTATTTTTATTGCTTGGTATTCTGTATTTAATTTTGATAAAAATTCGCTAATACTTTCAAATAAGGGTGCTACAACAAGAGAAATTATTGATAAAGGTAAAACTATATTAGAACACTTACCGTTCTTTATCAAGCCCGGTACTCTTAAATGGGATGTATTTAATTCTAAGTTTGACAACGGTTGTAGGATTATAGGCCAGACAACAACTAAGAAAGCAGCAATTGGTTTTACTATTCACTTGTTATTTATGGATGAGTTTGCGCATATACCTGCAAACTTTGTAAATACCTTTTATGAAAATGTTTATCCAACAGTATCTGCATCTAGTAATTCAAAAGTAATAATAACTAGTACACCTAATGGTTTTAATAAGTTCTATGACATCTATACAGCAGCTGATAAAGGATTAAGTGAATATGTACCCTTCCGAGTTGATTGGTGGGATGTACCAGGAAGAGATGATATTTGGATGAGGCAAGAGGTTGCTAACTTAGGAAGTGATGAGGCATTCAACAGACAGTATGGAAATCAATTTATAGCAAGTTCTTCATTATTATTAAGTGCGGCTAGTTTAAAAAAATTAACACAAGGTCAAATAGAATTTGAACATAAAGAGATACCAGAATTTGATGATGCTGAAATTGATTATTCTGGTTTATTATGGCAACCTGATTTTAATTTAGATGAAATAGAAGAAGATTATAATTATTGGGTATTTTCAGTTGATATAGCAGAAGGTACAGGTGGAGACTTTTCAGTTATTAATATTTTTCAAATTAAGATGTTAGATGAAAAGGATTGGAAAGGTGTAACCACACCTGGAAGTTTTGTTGACTTTTTTGGTATTAGGCAAATTGGAAGATTTAGAAGTAATTCTCATACCATAGAAGAATTTGCAAAAACACTATACATTTTAGCTTTTGATTTATTTCACTCAGAAAATGTAAAACTAATTATAGAATGGAATATGTTTGGTGGAGAATTAATAAAAAGAATGGAAACGGTATTTCCACAGAGGAATGAATTTGATGAAGAAAGTGTTGTTAAATTTAAACATAGGGTTGATGCTAAGACAAAATCATTTGGATTAAAAGTAAAAAAAGATAATAAGCCTATTTTTTGTCAAAACTTTAAAAAATATATTTCACAAAATAAAATTAGTATCTATGATAAAGATACTGTAAAAGAATCATCAACCTTTGGTAAGCTTCCAAATGGATCATATGCAGGCCAATTAGGTAATGATGATTTAATTATGACTTGTATAAATAGTTCTGAGTTCTTTACTACATTAGATTTTTCAGATTTTGTCGAAGAGATTTATGATGACATAGATCCTTCAATTCAAAATAAGATAGAAGAAATTCTGGAAAAAGATTCAAAGGGTGGGAATCTAAATTTTGATATCTATGACTTAGTATAAAAAGTAGTTACTTGGTAGATATATAAAAAAACAAATAAACAAAAAAAATATATTATAAGATGGCACTAGATCCAAAAATAGCTTCTCTTAAGGCTGCAGGAACATATAGGTTTGAATTTGATAAAAGTCAAGTCGTAAGCATACCTGCAAATCAAACTCGATTGGTAGTCGGTTTTTCTAAGACAGGCCCGTTCAACACACCCGTCTTTGTTCCCGATACTTCTTTCTTTAAACAAGTATACGGTGATATTGATAGAACTTTAGAAAGAAAAGATTCTTTTTTCCACAGAAGCTGTTTATCAGCTCTTGAAAGAGGACCTATTCTTGCTCTTAATTTATTAAGCTTAGATGCTAATGATAAAGTTAATGCTGTTCGTTTTGCAACATCTGCAACACCAGAAGCACAAGCAAATGCAGGAGCAGACTACGAATACCAAAAATTTTATAACAGAGATAAATTCTTTTTCCCTTCAACTGACGACTTTTTAACTAATGTTGGGGCAAATCAATCTGTATTAAGTTCATTAACTGTAAATGATTTATTAGATGTTACTAATTTAGGACAAAATCCTATATCTGTAATTGCTAAAAAATCTGCTGCATCTAATGTTTTACCTTACCAAGTAACAGTTGAAGAATGGTATGGTGCTGCAAATGTACCAGGTTTCTTAGATAAAGATAGTTTAATATCTGACTTCTTTGTAGATGTCTTTGTATTACAAGGTAACTTCGGTGGAGAGTTCGGAAGTACTACTCCTTATTCAAGGTTTAACTCAGATCCTTTATTTCAAAAGTATTTTGATCCAACACAAGGATTAAAAAGAAAAAAGTTTGCTACTGATTCTACAGATACATTATTACAAGAATTCTTTAATGAAACTGAAGTAACACTACAAGCAACTTATACTGCATGTTTAATTCCTGATTTTGTAGATCTATTAGGTAATAACCTTTTCGTTGAAAAAGTTATTAATGCTGATACTGCAAGTACTGGATTATTCGTTACTGTAAATGAAGATTTATTTAGTGGAGATATTTTAATAGATGGTGTACCTGGAGGAATTGATATGATAGGACACAATATTGAATATACTCAAGCTACTTCAATCCAAGATGATGTTAATTTCTTATCATACGGTGGATCAATTGTTTCTGACTTATCTTATGCAAGAACACAAACATTAGCTACAACTGTAGTTAATTCAGCAAGTACAATCACTACATCAGAACCAACGGCTGGAGGCATACAAATACAACTAGTAAATGCTAATGCTACTAAAGATGCTATATGGGATGCATTCTCAGGAATGAGAGCAAATACATCTACATTAGTAGGATCATTTATATTTGATTCTGTAACAAGTGAATGGGTACCTGTAACATCTGTACAAACTGTAGGTAATACTGTAACTGTTTTATTATCAGATGTAGGTTCAACTGCATTAGCAGATTTTCCAACAGGTGCAGCTGCAAGTTATACTTATATTAATGAAGCTGACTTTGGATTTGTAAGAAATACAAATGTAAATGGTGGAGCTGCTGGAATTATTGGTTCTTATGGATCAACATTACAAAAGCAATTTGCTAACGGTACTTTAACTGATGGCGATGAAGCAGTCTATAAAGATGCATTAGGAACATATACTTCATTCTTAGCAATGAATGCTATAAGTTTTGGATGGATTATTGATGGAACTGGAGCAACTGCTGCAGGAACTAAGAAAGCAATATCTGATCCAGCATATTATTTACCAGCTGTAAGCATTACTCCTTATGAACAAGATTCATTTACTACATTAACATCACAAGATGAGTTTACTATTGATAGCACAGGACAATTCCTTAAATCAGATGGAACAACTTTATCTGGGTTAAATACATTAGGTGTACAAACACTAAAAGGTGCTCTTAACCTTACTGTAGATATTGTAGGTGATTCATTAAATGAACCAACATTAAAGCCAAATGAAATTCTTATTGCAACAACTTCACCAGAAGCTGCTGATATTGTTGTAGGAAATTATTTAGTACATTTTGAAGGTTCTGCTGCAATACCACATTCTAGGCTAACAAGAATTAATATTGTTGAAGGTGGATTAACTCCTTCGGAATATTCAATTATTCCTGCAGGAACAACTGCAATTAAAGTTACTGCTCAATCTGAAATAAGTGTAACTGCACAAGGTGCTTTAAAAACAGTAGAGGTTTATTATCCAATTGATTCTTGGGTAGATTACCTTAACGTATTTGAATTACCTGGATTTAAATTAGATGCAACTAAACATGTACCTGATGGAACAAATTCTAGACAGAATAAATGTTTAAGTCCAATATTAGGTGGAACTAATTTATATAAAGCTCTAATTGATAGAGAAACAATTAACTTCCGTTATGTAGTAGATACTTATGGAAATGGAATTGAAGCAAATTGTAAAGCTATTTATACAAATTTATGTATGGCTAGAAAAAATGCATTTGCAATAGTTAATTCTCCATCAGCTAAAGACTTTAAGAAAAATACAGATCCAAGTTTCTCTGATGCAACTGGAGGTTTATCCTCTAAGTTTATATCTGAAGGTGGAGATCTTGCATTGAATCCAACGATTAGATTCTCGTTACCTGCTGCTACAAGTGGTGGATCGTTTGGTGGATATTATTATCCATTCTTAACTGTTAGGGATTTAGGTAAGAACATAAGTGTACCACCTGCATCATATGTATCAAATAACTTTATTCTTAAATATGAAAACGCATTACCTTGGTCAATCGTAGCAGGTGTAAGACGTGGAGTAATAGGCGGAAACGGGGTTGTAGGATTAGAAATTAATCTTGATCAAGAAGATCGTTTCTTCTTAGAGCCATTCGGAATTAATCCGATTGTATTCCAAAGTGGAACAGGACCAACTATCTTTGCAAATAAAACTGCTCAGCAAGTTCCAAAATCTGCTTTAAGTTCAATTAACGTTAGAGAGGTTGTAATTTATATCCAAGATGGTATTGAAGCAATTCTTAAAAACTACTTATTTGAATTTAATACAGCTCAAACAAGATTAGAAATTAAAACATTAGCTGATAACTTCTTATCAACTGTTCAAAATGACGATGGTGTATTTGATTATAGAAATATAATGGATGAAACTAATAACACACCAGAAGTCATTGATCAAAACGTAGGTATCCTAGATACATATATTGAACCAACAAGGGGAATGGAAATTCTTGTACAAAGAACAACTATTTTAAGAACTGGTGCAATTAGTACAGGAAACTTTCAATAAGAAGCAACTAAAGACGAATATATAAAAAAACAATTAAAATATGCCACTACCACATTATACCCAATCAAGGGCCAGTAGCCAAAGGTACGAACCTATTCAGCCTAACCTATTTGAGGTAACTATATTTTCACCATTAGGGGATGATACGGGTTTGATCTTAGAGCAAGTAAAATCAATAGGAGGATTAAATAATATTAATCCAACAATTGAACCTATCAATCAGAAATATAAATTTGCTGATAGATCATACGCAGGTATGCCTGCTTCAACAGTAGTTGATTTAACAATTAACTTTACTCTTAACTTGAATGAAGCAAATGAAAACTATATTTATAATACTTTCCGTAATTGGAATAATTTAATCTATGATCCATTAACTGGTGAAATGGGATTAAAGAAAGATTATATAGGAAGTATGATTGTAGTTCAATATAACAGAGCAGGAGATATTTTCAGAAAGATTACATTTAAAGATGTATTCCCAACTGGACAACCTGATTTTGTGGATGAATTGTCTTATGAAAACCAAGATGCGGCTGAATTAACAATGGCTTACCGTTGTGATCACTGGGTTGAAGAGAACGTAGGAGCATAAATTAAATATTAAACTGGGAATATTAAAGTATTCCCAGTTTTTTTGCTTACTCCTTAATATATAATATAAAATATATAATATAGAAATGATAATCTATAAACTACAACAACAAAAAACAAACAAGGTTTATGTAGGATATTCTGTAAATGATAATCCAAACAACCTTGGAACAGGTAAATACATTAAAAGAGCAGTTAGAGATTTTGGAACTAAAGCTTTTAGTAGAGAAGTTCTAGAAACTTTTGGAGGTTCTGAACCTTTAAGTGATGTTTTAAAAAGAGTTGAATATTGGATTAGTAAATTTAAATCTGATAGTCCTAAATATGGTTTCAATGAAACTGTACAAGAACTTATTCCTCAAAAGAAAAGACTTACTAAAAAATTACAAGTTTTATTAACACCTGAAGACGAAGATAGTCTAAATACAATAATTATACAAAAATCAATGGAAACTGGTATAAAGCCTGTAGCAATTTCTAGATATGTAAGACAATTAATAGTAGAACATATTGTTGATGAAAATAAAATTGAAAAACAATTAATAAAAAACAATTAAAAAATGTCAAAAGAGCACGAAGAAAATATTAAAAAGGAATTTGCTGCTGCTGAAGGTATTGCAGTAGAAGCTACAGAAGCTCCTAAAGAAGTAGTCAAGGAATTAGGCAAAGTAGATGTTAACAGACAAATGGATAAAACAACCTCAGATGATCCTGAAATTAAAAGGTTAAATGCATTAGTTGGTTATACTAAATTAGATCTTACCACATTTCCATCAAGAGGTAAATTTTATAGAGATGATTTTGAAATTCATATTAGACCTGCAAAGGTTGCTGAAATTAGAGCATTTTCTACAATTGATGAAAATAATTTAAAGGAAGTAGATGATGGATTAAATAATGTTGTATTGTCATGTTGTAAAGTACAATATGGAAATCAAAGAGGATCTTATAAAGATGTTCTTGAGGAAGATAGAATTTATTTAATTTTATCAATCAGAGAATTAACATTTAAAACAGGAGAGCAAACATTAATGATGCCTGTTGGAAAAAAATCATGTAAAACTAATACATGTAAATCACAAGCATCTGTTGAATTGAGAACAAACAATTTACAATTTAATACTATTGTTGATTCAATTGAAAAATATTATGATGATGCTGATAGGTGTTATTCTATAACAACAAAAAATTATGGCGTGATTAAATTAGCACCACCTACAATCGGTGTTATGAGAGCTATAACTGATTATATCAGAGAAAGAGAAGAAAAAAATCAAAGCTGGGATAAATCTACTCTAGCCATCTTGCCTTATCTACAGAGAGAATGGCGTGGATGGAGTGATAAAGATATATTTTCTTTGATTACATCTTTTCAAGGCTGGGATGCCACAAAATATACAATTGTGTATAGATTATCTGAAGATTTAAAAATCGGTGTAAAGCCGGAGATGGGATTCCCATGTCAAAGCTGCGGTGAGGAGGTCACCGTTCCGCTCACGTTTCCCGGCGGTATCAAGGCTATGTTCATTATTCCAGATATCTCTGCTGAACTTCTTTAAAGTTAGAGTATTACTTATGGAAAAGTTGCATCTCCAGCCTTCAGAGCTGGATTTGCTGCCTTTCTATGAATATGAGTATACATTAGAAATCTATAATGATTTATTAAAAGAGCGTAATAAGCAAGAGCAACAAAATACTAAAGACACACAGGATAAATACAATATGGATGGCATAAAAAGCCAGGCTTCTAGCCAAATGAAAGGTATGAAAGCACCGAAGATGCCTTCAATAAAAATGCCTAAATTGTAAAAAATAAAAACCTAAATGGCCGCTGTAACTTTAGCAAATTTAATGGACCCTCTAAAGAAAATAGAGGCTGCTGCTAATGAAACTAATGAAAAGCTAGATTCCCTTATTGCTGTTTCTACTGGAGCAAGCAATAATGGAGGAATGGCTATTGTTGGTGAATTACAAAAGCAAACAGGATTACTTCTAGCAATTGCAGAAAATACTAGACAGATAGATGAAAAGTCTAATCAGAGTTTAACTAATTTTCTTTTTACACGTAAACATAGAATGAAACTCCTTGAAGCTATTAAAGATGGCGGAAAGAAGAAGGCTGAAGGTGGCGGTGCTGCTGCTGGTGGTGGCGGTGGTGGTAAACTAGCAGATTTAAAGGCATTAGGTATAGGGTCTATTAAAACTGCAATGGGTATGATTCTTTGGGCAATTGTGCCTAAGAAAGGTGTAGACAAGTTTGTTGACTTTATTGAAAGAACTTTTACAAAGCTAGCTGACCAAGACACCAAAAAAGTACAAGAAGGTATTTCTGCTTTAGATATGATGGGTGGTGCTATATTTAAATTTGCTAAAGGTTTAGCATTAGCCACACCTCTTTTATTAATTGGAGCAATAGGAATACCAATTTTATATTTAACTACAATATTAGTAACTCCATTATTTCTTTTGCTAGGAATGGCAGAAAAACAAATTAAAGGTGGCGCAGAAGCGTTAGAAGGTATAGGAGGTGCACTTATTAAGTTTGCAACAGGATTAGCTGTTTTTGCTTTAGTTACTGCTTTGGTAATGATGGGTGGCCCAACATTAATGCTTGCTATGGGTGCCACATTATTATTAATTGGCGGAACTGTAGCTATTTTAGGATTAGTTGATAAACAAATTAAGAAAGGTGCTGTTGCTTTAGGATTGATGGGAATTGGTCTTGCTATATTTGGTTTAGGTTATGCTCTATTTGCATTCACTATTGCTAAGACTGCACCAACACTTGAATCTATTGCAATACAAGCAGGGGTATTAATAGGTATTGGTTTAGTAACTGCTATTTTAGGTTCTCTATTCAGTTTAATTATTCAAGGTGCAGCTTCATTAGCTGCTATGGGTATTGGTCTATTAGTATTTGGATTAGGTTATATACCATTTGCTTTTGCTACAAAAGATACTACATTTGAAGATGTTGGTGTACAAGCTGCATTACTAACTTCATTAGGATTATTATTTGCTGCTGCTGGTGCAGGAGCCTTATTTATTATACCAGGTGCATTAGCCTTTGCCGCGATAGGTGGTGCATTATTATTGTTAGCACCAGGATTACAAGCAATTAAAAAAGTTACCTTTACAGAAGATGATGCTAAAGCTTTAACAACTACATTAGCTGGTGTTAAGTTAGCATTCGTAGGACCTCCTAAAGGCGGCGGTGTTGGTGGATTCTTTAAGAGTATAGCTGGTGCAATAAGCGGTGGAGCTGATGCGGTTGCAATGGTATCAGCTGCTGCAGGATTTGCAGCTGCAGGTAAAGCATTAAGTTTATTATCAGTAGGATTAAAAGATTATCAAAAATTAGATTGGACTTCTGAACAAAGTGTACAATTAGCAGAAGTATTATCTGGTATAACAACTGCATTTGCTCAGGCAGGTGGAGAAGCAGCTACCCCAACAGGATTATTTGGAGCTGTATTTGGAAATGCATTCAGTCCTAATGCTACCAAAAAAGGTATTGATTCTGTTATGGGTGCAGGTAAAGCATTAACTAGTATAGCAGTAGGTTTAACTGAATTTCAAAAATTAGTTGAATCAAAAGTAGATTTTGATGTATTAGGTGAAGCTATATCTACAACAGTTGGTTTTATACAAAGAGCGTTTGCTGCTGTTGCTGAAGAAGGTAATGTTGATGCAGGTGGATTCTTTGGATCTTTATTTGGAATTAAAAAGAATAAGGTAGCAGAAGGTATTGAGTCAGTACAAGGTGCTGGTAAGGCATTAACCGATATTGCTGTAGGTTTAACTGAATTTCAAAAATTAGTTGAGTCTAAAGTGGATTTTGTTGCAGTTGGTGCTGCTATAACTCAATCAGTTGGTTTTGTACAAAAAGCATTCGCAGCTGTTGCCGAACAAGGTAATGTTGAAGCTGGTGGATTCTTTGGATCTTTATTTGGAATTAAAAAGAATAAAGTACAAGAAGGTATACAATCAGTACAAGGTGCAGGTGCCGAGCTTAAAAATATTGCAGATGCATTATCTACATTTTCAGGTCTTGAAAATCCTGCGGCAACGGCTGAAAAAATTAAAGTAACATTAGGATTAGTAGGACAAGCCTTTGCTTCTATTGGTGGTATGGAAGAAACTGATACTGGCTTGTTTGGAATTTCATGGGATGAAAATAAAGTAGAAAAAGGTATTGAAGCTGTTGATGGCGCAGGTGCAGCATTAACTGATATTGCAAAAGGTCTTAAAGCTTTTAGTGGTGATTTTGAACCAGTAGCAGTTTCTGAATCAGTAGGTAAATTATTAACTTCTATAGGAACTGCATTTAGTGATCTCTATGCAGCTAATCCTGAAATGTCTGAAGAACTAGATGATTTTAAATCCTTTATAGTAACCTTAGGAGATGTTGCAGAAAAAGGCCAATTAGATAAAGCGGCTGAAGGTATTGCAAAAATTGCAGATTCAATTAATAAAATAGACATTGATAAAGCAATATCATTTGGTAATTTATTTGATAGCGCGTCTAACCTATCAACTGATAGAGGAGCTTATAGAGCATTAGCTAAAGCAGTAGAGGATATTAGAGAAATGATGCAAAAGGCTGATGATGGTCCTAACATATTTGAAAAAGGATTAAATCTTATTGATGGTGGAAGCCGTGGTAAATCTTCTAGTGGAGGTGGCGGTAATGCTGACCTTAAGAAAACTTTAAATTCTTTAAATGCATCAATCAGTTCTTTACCTCAAAACATATCAACTGCAATCCAAACTGTTGAAATATCTGTATCAGGTCCAGCATAAAAACATTCTATTTTCTTAAAACTATCTTTAATTTTAGCTATATAATATTTATAACAGTTAAAGTTAATTAGAATAGTATGAAGAAAAATATAGTTTGGTTTGATTTAGAAACCACAGGAATCAGCACAACAGCTGACCGCATAATTGAGATCTGTATGATTAAAACAGATTTTGATGGCAATGAGATTGAAACTTACAATCAATTAGTAAACCCAGGTAATGTAGCAATGAGAGCCGAGGCTGAAGAAAAGCATGGCATATCTTTAGAGATGTTAAAGGATAAACCAACCTTTGAAATGATAGCATCTGAAATCAATGACTTTATTGGTGATAGTGACTTAGGAGGGTATAATGCCTTATTCTTTGATGTTCCTTTCTTATGTGAGGAGTTTATGAGATGTGGTATTGTATTTAACCACAGAGGTAGAGCTGTAATGGATCCATTCCTTATATACAGCAATTATGAAAAACGAGATTTAACAAATACTTATAAAAAATTCACAGGCAAAGATTTGGAAGGTGCTCATAGAGCTGAGGCTGATGTTAGAGCTACTATGGAAATATTTCAAAAACAAAGAGAAGTTTATGATATGCCACAAACTGCTGAAGAAATTGATAAGGTCGTAAATACTCGTAGAGCAGATCAAGTTGATTTAGGAGGCAAGTTAAAGTTTGATGAAATAAATGGCAAGAGAACAATTGTATTTAATTTTGGAAAGAATAAAGGTAAACCTTTTAAAGAAGTATTTGAAATGGACGGTAGGTATATAGATTGGATTATAGATAAAGGAGAATTCTCAACAGAGTTAAAAGTTATTTGTAAAAAATTAGTTGCAAAGTTTAAAGCTGAACAAAATAAAAATATAGAAATGCCATATTAAACTTTCAGAAAGAGAGAAAGTTTGTTATTATTATAATATACTAAACATAAACATAAGATGAATAGATTAGAAGATGCCAGCCTAGCAACAGATTTAGGTTTCCATAATTATGATTTCCTAGCAGCAGTAGAAGACCTTGAAAAGGTATGCGGTCCAGTAATGTACACGGATCCAGATGTTGATGAAATAACACAAAATGAGTGGGAGATGCAGACTGAGGATGGTACACCTTTTACTATTTATGACTTTAAAGAATTTAGAGAATATCCTAAGTCTGAAAAGATTACATGGCATATAGGATCAGGTAATAGATTTGGGTCAAAGAGAGGGTATGAAGAATTAAAAAGAGCATTCCATCTACATCCTAAGGTTATGTATAATATATAATAAAGTTCATTGAATTACTGGGGGTGACCGGTTTTTGACAATCTGATTGAAATAAGAACCACAGCACTGGGTGATGACCTACATCAATCTTAGCCGACAACGCTGAGTTAGCAATGGCTGCCTAAGTAGGTAAGTAATGCTCATCATGTTATTAGTATGCTTGTAAATAACTAAGATGTAAAAGGAAGCAGATTGTGGTTTTAGTAATGTACCCTAAACATTACAACCAATAGAGCCTTTATAATTTTGTGGCCATGGAATATCAAAATTTGATTTTGGAAGTTTAAAGAAACTTATCCTAAGCTGTAAGAAATGTTTTTATGAATACTTTTTGGACGTGGGTTCGAATCCCACCACCTCCACCACAACGGGGAATTAGCTCAGCTGGCTAGAGCGCCTGCCTTGCACGCAGGAGGTCATCGGTTCGACTCCGATATTCTCCACAAAAAATAAAAATAAAATAGTTAAATAAGTAATGACAACAAATCAAGAAACAAACAACGGACAAACCCAGATTAACCAAGCTAGGAATTCATTTAATGGTAAGGTATCTAAGTATAAAATGTTAGGCGCTAGCAAAAAGGTACAATGGGATAATACAAGAAGAAACAGATCAATATGAAAAAAGATTATGAGTTTGTAATAAAAGTAATAAGAAACAAAGATAATAGATTACAACATTATCCTGCTGTTAAAAACTTAATAAACATTTGGATGAATAAATGGTCAGGCCATAAAGAGCATTCTGTTTACGATGTTTATTTACATTCTCTTAATATTAACCTAAAAAGATCTTTTAGGTAAACAAACCTTTAAACTTACCATATAAAAATAAAAATACATGGCAGTTAATATTGAAAAGAAATACCAGAAATTAACAGATACAGAACATGTATTGTTAAGGCCTGGTATGTATGTAGGATCAATTAAGCCATATACTGAAGAAGTATTTTTACCTACCAAAGGAAAGGATCAATTTCAATTAACTGAAGTAACTTATAATCCAGGATTCTTAAAATTATTTGATGAAATAGTTTCTAATTCAGTAGATGAACATAAAAGAAATTCTAAATTAAATAAAGTTAAAATTAATATAGATATGTCTACAGGATTAATATCTATATGGGATAATGGTGGAATACCTGTAAAGATTCATAAAGAGTATGATGAATGGGTACCTGAAATGATATTTTCTAATTTAAAAACAGGAAGTAATTTTGATGATACTGAAGATAGAATTGTTGTAGGAACTAATGGTGTAGGTAGTACACTTACAAATATATTTAGTAAAAAATTTACAATTGAAACTTGTGATGGTAAAAAACAGTTTAATCAAACTTTCAGTAATAACATGGCTGATAGAACTAAGCCAAAAATTACTAATAAGAAAACCGCTCATACTCAAATAACTTATTTAACAGATTTTGAAAGATTTGGTTTAAAGGGTATTAATAAGAATCATTATTTAATGATTACTAAAAGGCTTATCGACATTGCTGCATGTAATCCTACTCTAAAGATTTTTCTAAATGATAAACCAATTGCATTTAGAACCTTTAAAGATTATGCTAGCCGTTATGTAACTCCAGTCTTTTATGAACAATCAGAACATTGGAAAATTGGTATTGGTCATTCTACTACAGGATTTAAAGCAATATCATTTGTTAATTC